GATGGCGGAGGTTGCCGCGGTTTCCGCCAGGGCGCGGATACCAAAGCTCATCGAGCCGGGCTCGCCGTTGCGGAAGGAAAGCGAGAGCGAGTCGGCCAGGCACCCGGCGAGGCGACGGTACGGGTCGGTGGTGCCGCCCTCGTACTTTTCCTCTAGGGTAAACGGCATCTTGGTGCTCGCGATCTTGAGCACGTTGGTGGACCAGGCGCCGCAAAGCACCGACTCGAGCAGGATATCGCTGGCCGCGTCGCGGACAAACGGGAGCTCGATCGTCTTGGGGAAGGTGAAGAGGCCGCTTGTCATGTTGGCAGCCTGGCGGTCGGCGCGGCGTTCCGGCGAGCGCGAGGCCGAGCGCTGCGGCGAACCGCTCACGCGGATATCGCGCAAGAGCTTGAAAGCCGGGGTTGCCGGCGTCGTGCCCATCGTTACCTCGGCGATGACCGCCGATTGCTTATTAGCCGAGTCCATGACGGTCACTCCTTGTCAGTTGACACAAAAAAGCCGCCCGGTTTGGGCGGCGGTTGAAGCGGTCGGTAGTTGGGTGTTCAGCCCACGTTGTAGATCTCATATGCCAGGCCGATCGACTCCGACCACATGCCGCCCTCGTCAAAGCCGCCGCCCATCGGTGCAACGGCGGTGATGCGGATGGATCGGGAGCCGGCCGCAAAGCGCCTCATGCGGAACGCCGAGCGGATGGCCGCGGCGTAGGCTTCGGCCAGGTCGCGGTTGGCGGTGCCGGTGCGGAGCCGCGTCACCACATGCACGGTGACTTGCCCCCGCTCGCGGTGAAGGTTGGCCGCCGGTGCACCAAACGTATATTGCGCTTCGCTGCCACCGAGGAATTCCAACTCAATGTGGCCCGCGACCGATGCCGCGGCGCCGGCCGGCGGCGGGTTGGGTTGGGTGGCCGTGTTGAGCGTGTCTTTGATCGGCCAGAGGATCGAGGCCGCCGCGCGGACAGTCGCGAGCTCGGCGCGAAACGCATCGCGCAAGGTGTCACCGGCCATTCGTGCAACCCCGCTAGGCCTTGATGTAGATCTGGATGGCTGGGTAGACCTGATCTCGCAGCACGCGCTTGACCGTGCGCTTGGTGCCGCTGGTCCGATAGCCGCCGCCCTGGTCGCCCCACACCTTCACGCCAGTATCGAGCTTCACGTATTTGAAGTCGACGAACAGCGACCGCCCATATCGTTGAACCATCGCGCGGTGGACAACGCGATATATGCCGCTGCGCGCCTGTTTGCTGGCCGCTTTTCGCCGGCCGCGACCGGTCTTTTTATTGGCCGTCGCACCTTCGAGTTTGCGAGCGTAGGGCTGCGGGTTGACGATCTGCACGCGGTCGGTTTCCTTTACCGATGCGAGCGCCGCCTTCACGTCGCCCTGCAACTCGGTGCCGTTCAACAGCACGACATGCGATTGCGCATATCGGCCGCTTCTCACCGGCGAGCGTTTCCGCAGGGCATCGAGCGCCCACAACACCGCCTCGGCCATCTGCGGGCGGCGGATAAATTCGATCTTACCGAAGGGCTTGACCTGGCCGTAGTCGCGCCTCGGCGTTCCGTCCGTCACCACCACCGGCTTATTGTCGAAGCCCTTGCCAACTTCCTCGCGCAACGCTCTCTCGGCAACCGCGATGGTGTTGGCCTTCACCCATTCGCCGAGGCTTTGCGGCGTCGTGGGCTTGCCGATCTGCTGAACCGTGACCGGCACTAGCCCGCCACCTCGAGCTCATAGAGGCAGGTGATGGCGCCCTCTTTCAGCGGCCGAACGTCCAGAATGGTGCGCGGGATGCTGTCCACCGTCAGCGAGTCTGTGCTCGAGCTCGGCACCTTGACCGCCCAGGCCGAGGCCGCGAGCTCGTCCACGCCGATCTTGACGCGGAAGCTCTGTTGCTCGGCCGAGTTGCCCACCGCCACGGCGGTGCCGGGGATCCTCTTGCCTTTAAGCGTGATGGTCGTGCCCTCGCCCTCGCGCGCAAGGGTCATCGTCTCGCCGTGCTTGCTCAGCACCTGAACGACGCGGCGGCCGATGTAGCCGGCCATTAGGCCCGCGCCTTGTTCTTGTAATCCTCGAGTGCCGACTCGACCGCGACCAGCAGGCCCGAGTCGCTGATGCCATCGCCGCCGGGCGTGTTGTATTGCGCCTGATACACGTCGGGCACCGTCTCCGAGCGGATCGCACCGTCGCGGTCGGCGCCGAAATAGGTCATCTTGATCTGCTCAATGACGGCGGCCTCGAGTTCCGGCGGCACGCCGCTCGGCAGTGCCCAGCCCGCGACATAGAGGGCGATGATCTTGCCCGTCGACCAGCAGATCGGAGTGTCGCCTGAAAGACGCTCGACAACGCCTCCGCCCATATGGCGGTAGTCGGTGCTCGGCGTCAGCGTCACCCCATCCTCGACAATAGAAGTGATCGAGGTGACGGGTACGCGCCACGGCAGGAGCAGGTGCGAGCCGCGGCTGCTGCCAGCGAGGGCATACCACGTCGCCCGCACGGTCTCAGAGCCGAAGGTAGGAAGCGCGCCAGCGACGTCCGGGGCCAGCTTGCAGTGCCTCGCCGCCTTCGCGGAAATGCGGTCGATGATCGACTCGAGCTTGGTGTCGTCACCAGAGGGCGAGCCGATCATCTCGCGCGCGATGGCCGCTGTCGTGAGGCGTCGAGCGGCGGCCGAGGCCGTCGGTGTAACTACCTCAAACAGCGGACCGCTCATGTTCACACCAATACAACGTGGAAAGTGCCGACCTTGGTGTCGCCGCCATTGGTGACCGCGAACTTGATGCGATCCTGGGCGATGGCGATTTTTTCGCGAACAGCGTCGGAAGCAGCGTAGACCGAAGCCACGCCATCGACGCCGTGAGTGGGTTGGCGAGGGGCCTTCGTTGCCGATGCGGTCACGTTCGCCTCGGTCCAAAGCCCCTCCCCCGTACCATCGACGGTGATGGCAAAGTCGACGGTGTCGGCAAAGTTTCCGGTGCTCGCTTTGACGTAGCGGATTTGCGACACCTGGCCGAAGTCGACATCGATGTAGCCCGTCACTGTCCCGAGCGCGTCGGTGGTGAGCGTCAAGGATAGGCGTCTGGCGTACATCGTCGCGCTCGCTTTTAGCGCTCGATGACGACGGCGACGTGGGTGCGGGGCGAACCGCCCGCGCCACCGCCCGTCACCGTGAGGCTGAACGCCTGCCCGGCCGTCACGACATTGGCGGCCGTCGGCGTGGCGGTGTCGACGTCGCCGGCACCAGAGGCGGCCGTGGCGATGGTGACAACGCCGTTGGTGACGGTCACGCCTGCGATCTCCGCAGTGATGGTGATGTCGGCCGTGCTCACCGCGCCGTCGATGACGGAATGGATCTTCGCGATCGCGCCGGCGTGCGGGGCGACGAGATAGTAGACCGCCTCGGCCGAGCCGTCCGCGATATCGAGCGTGAGCGCGTACTGGTTCAGCTCCGCGGCGCTGGCCGTGAGGCCGGTGAGCGCGAGCGTGTTTTCGTCGATGGTGACGCCACCCACCTTGATCTCGCCGCCGCTATCGACGCGGATTTGGCCGCCGCTCTTGACGAACAGGACATCGCCGCCCTGCTCGATACCAACCTTGACGTTCTGCGAATCGGACGGGGGCATGTGACCCTCCTCTTAGTTGCGACGGTCTTGCCGTCTATGAATTCCGGGGTGGTGGGCGGGGCGGCCGAAGCCGCCCCGATTGGTTTAGGCCTCGGCCGGGTTCGCCAGCGTGTCGCTGTCGTAGACCGTCGAGCCCTGCGTGACCGGCACGTTCGCCGCGCCGTACTGGATGGCGAGGATGCTGTCGAAGGGCCCATCCGCGGTGACGTGGAACAGCTGGACTTCGATGTAGCGCTCGTTCGGCTTCACCACGTCGAGGACGATGCACTTGTCGTCCATGTCCGAGGCGCCGGCGACGCCGCCAGAACTGCCGGCCAGGAGCGCCATCTGCGCGGTGTCGTTGGCGATGCCCTGCGCGGCGCGCAGCGAGACCACCGACGTCGTGAGGACGTTGCCCATTTCGGCAATGAACATGACGGATTCGAAGCCCGCCATATCGAGGATAGTGCCCTTGGTGGGCGTGGCACTCGCGGCGCCGGCGCCGCCAGCGTGGACGCGAGTGATATTCACGTTCTTGAGCAGGTTGTTCATCTGTCAGGCCTCCTGGGCCACGAAAAAAAAGGAGAGGGGTAGAAAGGCGGCGACGGAAGCCGCCGCCTTGTCGACTCTCTGCGATGCTTAGGACGCGGCGACCTTGATCTTCTTGACCGCGTCGGGCTGGCGCACGCCGCCGCCGACACGCTTGCGCGCGCGGTAGACGACGAGGCCGTTGTCGGCGCCGGTGGTGAAGTCGGCCTGGAACGACATCGCGATGCGGTCAGCGATCGAGTAGGCGCGCTTGAAATCGCCGTACATGATCGGGTAGTTGCCCGCGCCGACGACCGGCATGTCCGGCATTTCGACGTAGGGTGCGCCCAAGATGGTGTTGGGAGCGACGCCCGCAACGCCCGGGGTCCAGAGGTAGCCGCCCGAGCCGTCCTTCAGCTTGCGGATGGCGGCGATGG